AAAGAAGCGGCTACACCAATCAATAGATCCGAAACCACATTGTAGCCTTCAGGATGAAGGTCAGGGGTTCCGAATTGGACCCACTGATTTTGGAAGGTTCGGTCAGCCGCTGACCCTTCGATAAGTGAAGTTGTTAGTTCCATAACGGAAATAACATCAGGTGAAGCAATACCAACATCAGCGGCATTTTCGTATGCTGTCGTGGTTGCGAAAATCTTCAGAGAACTAAAAGCGGAAAGTGTAGGCCCTGAAGCACCGTTCACAAGCAATGGTTCGAAAACGCCGTTCGGTTCTGAAGGTGATCGAACTTGAAAACGAATCTCCTTGATTGCCATTCCTTCTCGCTTCACAACATTGACAAAATCGCTCAAATCAACACGGCCATAAACAAGGGCGGTATCCCCTGAACCATTCACATCAAATTGCAATCTGTCTCTTAAAATCAAGTCTCGGCTACTTTTTGCCATGTACTTTCCAACGATCCACGGTACATAAATCAAGCATGAGAGGCAGCACAACCCCGGATTCCCATCTTCACGGCGAAGCCGTACAAAAGCACGCCATAAGATACTCTCCCCGACACACCCACCCCATCCGAACAAGCCATAGGCTTTCAAGATCTCTTTGCCAACCGCAGGTTTTTTTCAAAATTGCATCCCTACCTCTTATGTATCAGTCAAGATTTAGCGTGGGATATGGGAAGACAGAAAACCCTTTGGATTGACGAAGCCTGCTGGAAGAAATTAGAGACGATGGAAGGTGATTCTATCTCGGCTAAGGTACGCAAATGCATTGAAGAACATGATGTAGCGGACGGCGCACGAGTGGACGCTCTACGGATGCAAATCGCACGCTTGAATGAAGAGATCCAAAAGTTGAACGCAAAGCGAACAAGGAGGACGATGCAATGAGCACACAAATTATGTTTGACGAAGGAGATAAAGTTCGCATGGTTTGCATGTGTGGCTCGATGGATGGAAAAGTCGAATCGATGCAATGGGGCGTGCGTATCTTGTTTGAATGTCGTGATTGCGACACGAGCGTAGCAATGGAAGTGACTCAATGAAGGTCTTCATCGATCTGTTTTCAGGGCTTGGCGGAGCATCTGCGGCCTTCGATGAAGATCCGTCCTGGACAACTATCAAGATTGACAATAACCCTGAACTCGTTCCGTTGAATCGTGGTCTGATTTTGATGGACCTGGCACGAGTTGATGCAACCATTCATGCTTTGACCCTGATGCTCCAGAATATCTCCGATGAACACGGCATAGAAAAGGTGGTTTTGTGGATGAGCCCACCATGCAATCAATTTTCATTCGCCAACAGAAACCGGCCGGATGAACCAGATCTTACGCTCCTTGATGCGTGTATTCAATATGTCCATCGATTGCACTCAGATTATTGGCTGATTGAGAACGTACACGGGGCAAAAGAAACGTTCACTGATGAAATTGAACGTACACCGACTCAGGAAATTGGCCCGGTTGTTTTGTGGGGACACTTCCCACTCATTCCCCTTCGAACACGGGACGACTGGAAGCATCGAAAGATGGAGGCGAAGGGATCGCGTACGCTTAGACCAAATTACCGGGCAATCATTCCTTATCCAATCTCTGAAGGCTTGCGTGATGCAATAGACCATCAGAAAACCTTAGACAAGTATTGAGGCGAGTTGCGGAAACTGCAGCACCACGATGAGAATAAGCAAACGCTCGCACCAAACAATGCGTTCGTTTTGTTCTTTGTCGATCGGAGCCACTGGGTCCAACATGATTACACCTTATTTCGAAGCTCGTCAATCAAGACTCTTTCATGTTAGAACATCAAGGTGTTACCATTGTCTGCTAATTTGCGAGGCGGTCCTTGTGCTCGGATCGGTCCAGCAACCAGTCCTCGCCCAAGTTCAAAGCGAACCCAATCAGGAATCTGCCCTTTTACAATGTCATCGCTACCGAAAGCAGTGTCGAAGGGTTGCATTGTTCGAGCACCAGCAAGGAAGATACGCACATTGGCGGTGCTCATCATCTTTTCACTATCTGTTGAAGAATATGGGAGGAAGAAATCAGCAAGCGCATTGCCTCGCAACATCCGCTCAGGCCTGATTCCACCGTATTTCCACATTGGAAACACTTGGCCCACATTCCGAGCGGGGGGAATTGTGCGACCCTGTTGCATCAAACTGATTCCCTGTGCCACGCTTCGTTCTCGGATACATCCAAGCCCGTAAGAAGTAATTGATGCTTTTTTGTCATCCGACGCCACATAGAACGAAAATGCAATGTTGGAAACTAATGCTCCAGCAGATCCGTGAATCAATCCAGTAATGTACAACGCTGGAGTGTAGAACGAGAAGGTTGGCTGAGCACCTAAGAATTGGTTCGGGAATTGCTCAATGTTGAAGAATTGGTCAGGGTTTGATTGAGGTTGACAGATGGCTTTCATTAGCACAGTATCAGAACCAGCCATTTGACCACGCTTGACATATGTTGGAGTGATATTCATGTCTGAATAAATCACTGGATATGGCGTTAAGAACCACTCGATGACCAACGGTGTCTCGGTATCTGTATTAGGAATCGCATCTTGAAAGATGTCCATCTGAACAATGTTGTGACGAACCCCTGATTGCAAATTGATTTGTTTTTGAACAATACCTAAACCATCGACCAATTCGATTTGAGGGATTTCGATGGTTTCTCTGATTTCCTTTAGCACCATCACTTCCGCCCCTTTTTCTTCTTTGGTTTCTTTCCTTTACGGTATTGAACGCCCATTGCTTTTAGGTTCAATAGGCCTTTCTTTTTCCCGCTCTTGAATACGATCTGGTTCGACTTTTTGGCGCAATAGCGATTCCATGCGTTTTTCTTTCGTTTCTTAGTTGGGGCAGTGGCAACGCTGTCTACAACAGCAGTGGCCTCCATAGCATCGGTTGGAATGACTTGGGTCAATACCTCCCCCTCTTTGATGTAAATTTGGAAGGCAGGTGTGCCTTGAATCAAATATGCTTGGTATGCAGGAATTGCAATCATATCAACCGGAAAGACCGTTTCTTGATCTCCAAGAATAAATCCAGCAATACCGCCAAGAGTCGCACCAACAGCCGTACCGCCAAGAGGGATGAGAGAACCAATTTTTGCCCCCGTCATCGCCCCTTGAGCGCCCGCTGTTAGTCGTTCGGACAGTTCTTCCGGGTCATCGAGGTTAAGTCGGCGGGAATAGTACCGGCCTTGTGAATCAGTGGGCAAAGGACTCACCTCACAGGTCTTGAGCCTGTGTGAGCATTTCGGTCATATCTGCTTCGTTCAACTTGACTGGTTCGCCAATAAGCATAACATCCACTTCCAAAGTAGAACCTGCGTGAGTTCCCATGAAAGAAGCGGCTACACCAATCAATAGATCCGAAACCACATTGTAGCCTTCAGGATGAAGGTCAGGGGTTCCGAATTGGACCCACTGATTTTGGAAGGTTCGGTCAGCCGCTGACCCTTCGATAAGTG